CAATTATAACTGGTGGTACTTTTGCTAATGAGCCATCAACTGATGCAGACTTAAACGAAACATCACTTGAAGATGCTTTAATCAGCATTGCAGGTTTTGTTGACGAGAGAGGTCTTAAAATTGCATTAACTGGTAGAAAACTTGTTATACCACGTCAATTGCAATTTGTTGCAGAAAGACTAATGGCATCAAATCTAAGAACTGCAACAGCAGATAATGACATTAACGCTATTAGATCCACTGGTATGTTACCAGAGGGTTACACAGTTAATGACTTTTTAACTGATACTGATGCATTCTTCATCTTAACAGATGCTCCAAGAGGGTTCATGCACTTCGAAAGAGTGCCATTAGCTACTCAAATGGAGGCAGATTTTGATACTGGCAACATGAGATTTAAGGCCAGAGAAAGATACAGTTTTGGATTTTCTGATCCAAGATGTGTCTTTGGATCAAAAGGTGCATAATTTAAATTCCTAATCCTCACCGAGTAGGAATATAAGGGGCGACTTTACAGTCGCTCTTTTTTTATGTTATAGTTTTAATACCTTGACGAAGAATTAACTTCGACATTGGCCAAGACAAGGAGATTCATATGGCTAATACAACTTTTTCGGGTCCAGTCCGATCAGAGGGTGGTTTTACATCAGTAAGTAAAAACGCTACAACTGGAGCATTCACTACACAATCTAGTATTAATTCAAGCGGTATTGCATCTTTTGATGCTAACACAATGCCAACAGAAGCTGGTACTGGTATCACTGGTGGAACAGGAACCATTTACAGAAGCTCTGTTATGAGATCAGGTGGTATCATCACAACAAGAATATTAATAGATTTAACTGGTTTAAGATCAACTGCATCTGGCGACATAATTGGTGTAAATGGAACATCTAATGTTTGTCACATAGGTCAAATAACTGCTGCTAGAAATGGCACAATCTTAACAGGTAGTATGGAATGTTTTGAAGCACCTGCAGGTGGTGATCCAGACATTAACGTACATTCTGCCACAGAGGGCACAGGTGTTGAAGACGGAGCGATTAGCGATTTAACTGAAACATTATTAGTTAACGCTGGTGATGCAACACTTGGAAGTAAAGTTTTCTTTACTAATGTTCCTGCCGCTGACGAGTTTTTATACTTAACACTTGGTGATACAACAGATGCTGATTATACAGCAGGTAAATTGTTAATTGAATTAATGGGTTACGAAGCTTAGTTAGGAGAGTGATATGGCAGGTCGTTCAGACGTACGAGCACTCACAGTTAGTGATGAAAATGCAGCAAGCACCACAAGAATAGCTGCTGCCGCTAGACCAGCAGCAGCATTTACTTTAGCTAACACCGATCATGCGGGTGGGGCAGGAAGAAATGTTACAGTAACAACAACTGGCACTGGAGACAATGCAAAGACTGTTACTATTGTTGGCACAGATGTTTTTGGCAACGCTTTAACTGAAGTTATTACTTCAACTGGCTCTGCTGAAACAGTGGCAGGAACAAGTATATTTTTGTCGATATCTTCAGCAACTTGTTCAGCGCAATATGCAGCAAACGTTTCTGTTGGTTCTGGATCATTATGTGGACAAGCTATTTTTGGTGGTAGAACAAGATTGAAAGGTTTTTCTGTAACATCTGGAGGCACTGCAGGTGATGTTGAATTTTTCGATGGCACACCAGAAGATGGCACTGTTTTATTTAAATCAAGAACAAATGGGACTGCTAATACTGTGATTGATAGAAATATACCAGACGAGGGTGTGTTGTTTGCAAGTGGAATGTCTGTGAAGTACACAGTTGACGTTTCAGATATGATGACTTTCTTCTTTGCATAGGAGAAACTATGTCTAGAAAAAAAGACAAACAACCACCTAAAACAAAAAAGTATTTCCGCCCCACTAAAAAAGGGGCGGGAATGACCAAGGCTGGTGTTGCTCGATATAGAAGAGAAAACCCTGGTAGCAAACTAAAAACTGCGGTCACTGGTAAAGTTAAGCCTGGTAGTAAAGCTGCTAAAAGGCGTAAGTCTTTTTGTGCAAGAAGTGCGGGTCAAATGAAAAAGTTTCCAAAGGCTGCTAAAGATCCGAATAGCCGTTTAAGACAAGCAAGAAGAAGATGGAAGTGTTAGATGACAAGTAAAGAATTATTAAAAATGTTAGAAAAACATGAAGAAGTTTGTAATGCTAGATTTGATGGTATTAATCAAAAACTTAATAAACTAGACAATAGATTATGGATGATAGTATCATTAATTATAGTCGCTAGTGGTTTGGAGCAACTAATATAATGACTATGGGTCGGTCACAAATGGCAAAACAAGTGACCAATCCGCCAAGAAAGAAAAAGTGGAGTGCCAAAAGAAAGAGAAAGATCAATTGCAAACGACCTAAAGGATTTTCTGAAAGAGCACATTGTGCCGCTAAAAAAAGGAGAAGTAGTAAAAGGTAGTCCAGTTAAATACTGTGTTTACTGTAAACATAAAAAATGGTCATGTATTTGTAATAAACAAAGGAGAACATAATGCCAAAAGACGCATGTTATCATAAAGTTAAAGCCAGATATAAGGTATTCCCGTCAGCTTATGCATCAGGAGCTATAGCTAAATGTAGAAAAGTCGGTGCTGCAAACTATGGCACTGGTGGTAAAAAGAAAAAGACTAAGAAAAAAGCTGAAGGTGGTGTAGTCATGTTGAATGTTGGTGGCGCAACCATGCCAAAAAATAATAGGAAACGTGCTTCTAATAAGAAAAATGTAGCACGAGGTTGTGGTGTTGTAATGAGAAGAAAAGAAACGTTTTACGCATAATGGCTGTAAGAAAAACAAAAGCTGGTTTAGCACTTAAAAGATGGTTCAAAGAAGATTGGAAAGATCAAAGAACTGGTAAGAAGTGTGGGAGACAAAAGGGTGAAAAAAGAGGCACTCCTTATTGCAGACCAACTAAACGTATTTCTAAGAAAACACCAAAAACTGCATCAGAGATGACAGCGGCAGAAAAACGTAGTAGGATAGCACAGAAGAAGAGATTAGGACAGCCAGCGGGTAAACCAAGAAGAGTTAAAGCACTAAAAAGGAAAAAGAAATGAACAAAAAAACTGCACTGAACAAAGCTATACAAAATGTAAAAAATAAAACAAAACCTAAATCTAAAACAAAAGGTAAGCTAAATCCTGGTCTTCAAGCTTTCTTAAATAAGAAAAAGAAAAAAGCTAGTAACAAGAAAAAAATGGCTTAAGATATGACAACATCTAGTTCAAGAGATTTTAATTTAGATGTAGGAGAGGCCATAGAGGAGGCTTATGAGCGTTGTGGTCTAGAGATGAGAACTGGATACGATGCAAAAACTGCACGAAGATCTTTAAATATAATGTTTTCTGAGTGGGCAAACAGAGGATTAAATCTTTGGACTGTTGAACAAAACACTCAAGCTTTAACTTCTGGCACTGCGTCTTATACATTTAATGCAGATCACACAGACTTGTTAGAAGTTGTTATTAGAAGAGGTGGCACTGATTTTAGTTTATCAAGAATGTCTAGAGGTGATTATTTAAACTTACCTAATAAAGATCAAAGTGGTAGACCTAGTCAATATTATTTTGACAGAAAAATAACACCCTCAGTTATTTTGTGGCCTACTCCAGATTCTAGTTCTGATAGTTTAATTTATTACTATGTCCGTAGAATACAAGATGCAGATACCTTACAGAATACGAATGACATTCCTTTTCGTTTTTTACCTTGTTTAGTTGCAGGACTTGCTTATTATATATCAATGAAAAAAGCACCCGAAAGAATACAAATTCTAAAGAGTGTTTATGAAGAAGAATTTCAAAGAGCGAGTGATGAGGATGAAGATAGAGTACCACTTAAACTTACACCAGATATTAAATACTTGAGGGTCTGATGGCTAGATTTGCAAGTAATAAAAGAGCATTTGGATATTCAGAACGTTCTGGTTTTCGTTATAAATTAAAAGATATGAGAAAAGAATGGAATGGTTTAACTGTTGGATACGATGAGTATGAGTCAAAACACCCACAACTAGATCCTATTCGTGTAGGTCCAGATCCACAAGCTTTGAGAAATCCAAAACCTAGAGTAGAGTTTATTAACGCAAAGATAGAAATACCAATTTTTGATTTAAATACTTTAGTATTTAATCCTACACCAAAAGCGATTGGTGAAGTTGGAACAGTCACAGTGAGCATAACATGAGTTTTACTTTAACAACACTAACTGCCTCAATCAAAGAATGGACAGAAAACGATGAATCTACTTTTGTAGCAGAGATACCTTTTTTTATACAAAATGCTGAAGAAAGAATATTTAAATCTGTTGATTTAGATTATTTTAGAAAAAATGTATCTGGAACATTAACAAGTGGCAACAAATTTCTACAAAAACCATCTGATTATTTAGCAACTCACTCTTTATCATATGTGAATTCAAGTAGTGAAAATGTATTTTTATTACAAAAAGATGTTAATTTTTTACAAGAATACTCACCAAACCCCTCCACAACTGGTTTACCTATTTATTATGCACAGTTTGATGTTGATAATTTTATTGTAGCTCCTACACCAAATAGTAATTTTTCAGTTGAATTACATTATTTTTACAGACCTGCATCACTAACTACTGATGACTCTGGCACAACTTGGATAAGTACAAATGCACCAGATGCTTTGTTATACGCTGCTTTAGTTGAAGCGTATACGTTTATGAAAGGGGAAAACGACTTAATCCAACTTTATACTTCTAGATATGTAGAATCTCTTGCACGATTGAAAAATTATGCAGAGGGTAGAAATTACTCAGATAGCTATAGAGATGGATTAGTTAGACAGCCAAGAACTTAATGAAATTAAAAAATAAAAGCATCGCAATTGTCGCACTAGGTAATAGTTATTCAGAATATATATTAGCTAGAATAAGAAGCGAAAAGTTTGACGAAGTGTGGACTATCAACTCTATGTCAGGAGTTATTTTTCATAATAAATGTTTTATGATGGATCCACCTTCAAGATTTTTGGATTCTCCTAATGCTGGTAAACAAACAGACATAATGACAGAAAGACTTTTAAGTAAAAAAGATATACCAATTTATTCTTGTTGCTTAGATAAAAGATGTCCAGATGTGGTGGAATTTCCTTTGCAAGAGGTTATACAAAAAACTGGATATGCCTATTTTAACAATACAGTATCATATTCTTTAGGTTACGCTATTTCACAAGAAGTTTCAGACTTACATCTCTATGGAATAGATTTTACTCACAAAGACGTAGCCTTTGCCGAAGCTGGTAGGGCCTGTTGTGAATTTTGGTTAGCAATAGCTATTTCAAAAAAAATAAAAGTTCATATAGCAAACAGTTCATCTTTACTAGATATGAATGTCCCAGACGATGAAAAACTCTATGGTTATCATAGACTTGATGATCCACTTGTTTCTATGGCAACAGAAGGCAGTATGTTAATAACAAGAAAATCAAAATTAGAGCCACCAGAGCCATTAGATTCAAAACCTAATTTAATTGGTAGAAACGATATAGCTGGTGTAAGTTATGAGGAGAAAAAAAATGTTTAGTGTCAATGTTTCAGAAATAGGTAGTGTAAATGTTATGACATCACAAAAGGGTGGATTAACAAATGAACAAATAGCAGATTTAGCAGTTGATAAGATAGCAGGCATATCAGATCAAGCTCCTCCTCATGTAAGACAACAGGCTAAATTATTTAAAGAACAGCTTAAAGGAGTTTTGTATCATTATATATTATTGGCAAGAAGAGAGGAACGTGCTAGTATAATTCAAGTTCTAAGATCAAGTGGTCAAAAAGAAACGGCTGAATATATAAGGAGACTTTAATATGGCTATAGCACAAGCAATGTGTACTTCCTTCAAAACAGAGTTATTGACGGGTACACACAATTTTGCAACAAACGGCAATGATTTTAAATTAGCACTTTACGCAGAAGGTGGTGGTGGTAAATCATCAACTACTGCAACATTAGGCGCAACAACAACTGCTTTTACTACTACTGGTGAAGTAGCAAATAGTGGTTCTTATTCATCTGGTGGTGGCAGTTTAACAAAAGTTGCTCCAACTAGTTCTGGTACAACAGCGTTTACAGATTTTTCTGATATAAGTTTTACAACAGCCACAATTACGGCTATGGGTGCGTTAATATACAATGACACTAATAGTAATAAAGCTGTTTGTGTGTTGGATTTTTCAACTAATAAAACATCAACAGCGGGGACATTTACTGTTCAATTTCCTACTGCTGATGCGAGTAATGCAATTATAAGGATTGCTTAATTTAACAACTGTAAGGTAAAGCATGTCATATACTGGATTAACTGGCTGGGGTAGAGGTGCATGGGGAGATGGTGCTTGGGATGAACCTACACCTATTCCAGTTACCTTAAGTGGTGCAACTGGTGCTGTCGGATCAGTTACAGTCGTTCCATCCATAGAAGTTTCTGCTACACAAAGTGCCATCACTGGTGCCATTGGCTCAGTTACAGTTGTTCCATCTACACAAGTTTCTGTTACTCAAAGTGCTATTACTGGTGTTGTTGGAACAGTTTCAATAGTAGGTAATTCTAATCTTTCCACTACTGGTGTTGAAGGAACTACTGCTTTAGGAACAGTAGGAGTTGGTGCGGGAGCCAAAGTTTCCACAACTACAAATGTCGGCACTGGATCTGTTGGGACAGTAGGCATTAGTGGAGGTGCTTCTGTTTCTCCAACTACTGTAGCTGGTACTGGATCTATTGGATCAGTGACTATTGTAGGAACTTCTGTTCTAAGTTTAACTGGAACAAGTGGAACTGCATCGGTAGGAACTGGTGTTGCAATCATTGATGTTAGTATTTCAACGACTGGTGTAACTGCGACAGGTTCTACTGGAGAGGAAAATGTTTGGAGTTTAATAACACCAGATCAAACAACAAGTTTTTCAAATATAACAGTTTCACAAACTCCAAATTGGAGTCAAATAGCAGCGTAAGGATAATAACATGGCAAGTACATTCGTAAATAATTTAAGACTCGAAGAAATGGCTACTGGTGAACAATCAGGGCAATGGGGTACTAAAACCAACACAAACTTAGAACTTATAGGTGAGGCATTAGGATTTGGCACAGAAGCCATAACAACTAATGCTGATACTCACGACACAACAGTGGCAGACGCAACTTCTGATGCAGGAAGAGCAATGTTCATTAAATATACTGGAACACTAGATTCTGCTTGTACCATAACAATCAGTCCAAATACTATGAAAAGAGTTCATATAATAGAAAATGGAACTAGTGGATCGCAAAACATTATTATATCTCAATCAAGCTCTGGAGCAAATGTAACAATAGCACCTGGCACAACTAAAGTTGTATACTTAGATGGAGGTGGGAGTTCAGCGGCAGTTGTTGATGCTTTTGCACATTTAGCGGCAGTTGATTTAACTGTAGACGATGATTTAACCTTAAAATCAGATGGTGCAGTGCTTGGTTTTGGAG